TGTTGATGGGGAAAAATATACTATAGATCTAGAAGATGGACAGCCTGTTAGATACATCGATAGACCATACTCTCAACCAATCGAGCTCATGGATATTGACGACTATGCTGATGAAATTGAGAATGTAATCTCAAAGCACCTTAATAGCAGTCCTAAGCGACGTAACTTAGCCAAAGACTATTCTGGTGAACTTGACAGTAGTTTTGATTTTAGAGACGAGTGGAAGTCTAAGGACGGAAAACTTGAAATAAAATATGTAGACAAATCTGGTGATTATGACTATGAAACCAATAAAGGAGCTGCTTCTGCCTATGTAGAAGGTGGAGACTGGGAAGTTAGTTATGATGGAAAACCAATTGGCTACGTACAGAATTTTGTTTTAGTTGACGATAGTTCTCGATACCCAGACATGGAGCCTGAAGGTGTTGAAAGAGAAGCAGAAGAAATTGTTTCGGATCTTAAAGAACTTCTTAGAGGCGGACCGAATATCAAGTACGGTGAAAGAACCGATGATATCGAAGGATTCTCCCAATCAGCCGGCCAAGCTGGTGGAGTTGACGAGGCTCACATTGCCAACCTAAGCCACTGGTTCGGAGATCCTGAAGGCGGTAATGACGCTACCTACAAGTCTCCAGATGGAAGATTGACTCTTGAGTCAATGGCAGATGGAGAACCAGACATGGGATTTGGTGGTACAAACCTATCTCGTATTTCTGTATCTTACGATGGCGAATGGGTTGGTGAGCTTCCTTACATTGGTTGGGGCTACGATTCAGCAGACCTAGCAAAAGACGTAGGTGTTTTAGTTGACAAATTCCTAAAGAAGCAAACCGGTGGATTTGATCAAAAGCCTGGTGAGTCTTCAAATAAACGCGGAAAATTCCTTCTATATCCAGATAGTGATATTTTCTTTGCTGCTACTGCAGAAACAGAAGATGGTGGAATTGTACGTCTAGAAAAAGACAAGGGTATGATTACCCCTATCGCCTACAACCGTAATGGTGAAATTATGGGCCAGGGTGAACCTACAGATAATCTAGACAAGGCACTTGAAGACGGCGAACGTCTGTTCTCAGAACTTGAAGGAAACGCTAGAAAGTCTCCAGACGAGATGGGCGGTTTTGCTCAAGAACCTGGCGACGAGCCACCAGCCTGGACTAAAGACCCAGCTAGCTCCCTACAGTACAACAAGCTTCAGGGTATCTTAGATAACCAAGGTGAAAAACTTCCAACCGACGTTCGCGATATGGTTGAAGAAGCCGTTGCTAACAAGGCCCTAACCAAAGGCGAGATGGGCAAGCTTCTTGCTGAGGTTGGCAAGAGTGCAGATCTTTCAATTAGCTACACTCCTAAGATTGACCGTAAGGCAGCTGACAATCCTGATCTCTGGGATAGAAGCGGAAACTTTACTTCTGCAGACGGACGCCTAAAGGTAGTCGTAGAAGGAGATCCTGACGGTAATTTCCTTGTGGTCACCTTCGATGGTAAGCCTGTAGACATTGTTCCAGACTACGAAGATGAAATTAGACAAGCAATCGAAGACATTGATAAAGCTAACTTAGGGTTTGGTGACCCACTTAAGGCTAAACAAGACGCTGTTGAGGCTATTGATCGAGCTCTTAGAGACGCTAACGGAGAATCTCCTGCAGCTGGCTTCGCTCAAGCAACTGGCAAACCAGAAGTGTTACAGCCAACTAGCAATCGTGGTTACAGTACTAGTCCAACTTCTAACAAGCAAATTGAAGTCAACCCTACTGATGACGGTAAATGGGAAGTAAGCCACGCGTACAACCACATGGCACGCTCTGGAAATGAGTTTGCATTTGACGAAGGTTCTCAGAAGTTTGATTCTATAAAGCAAGCTCTTGTATTTGCTAACGAAAAACTAGACTACTACAACGGTGACAAGGTATTCTCAGATGCAGAAGATGCCGCCGCTGATCTTGAGTCCGGAGGTTTCGCTCAAGAACCTGGCAGAAAATATACTCCTATAAACAATTCCAAATTGATTACGAGTGACGACGGTTCTCTTAGCACTACTTTTGGTGAGCCAGGTCAAATTGAAGTCAACCCTACCAATGACGGTAAGTGGGAAGTAAACCACCAGTTCATTCACATGGACAAATCTAGAGGAGAGTTGCCGTTTGACGAAGGCTCTAAGACCTTCGACACTAAGGGAGAAGCTCTAGCATTTGCTAACGAAAAACTTAATTACTACAACAGTATGGAAGTAAATCAGGACGCAGAGGATTACGCTGCCGATCTTGATTACGGAGGCTTTGGTCAAGCACCTGGAAACGGACCAAGCCCAGAAGTTAGAGCAAAGAACAAAGCTCTAGCTAAGAGACTTGTTGAGAAGTATGCTTTTATTGAAGACGGCGGTCTAGACGAGGATGATGAAGACTACGAAGCTGCTCAGGAAATTAAAGAGCTAAATGAAAACTACCTAGACAATTTAGCTCGTACAAATCCTGCTGAATACTTCTACAAAATTGCGAATGCTGCTGAAGCTATAAATGCAAGCCCATCTGAGTTCAAACGTATGATTGAGAAACCTTATAACTATCATGACTATGTTCTTGACGCAGAAATGAACACCTGGGCTGAGGATCAGAACAATGATCACTGGCTAAACGAGATTGGTTTTGGCTCTGAAGGTGAAGGCTTTGCTCAACGTCCTGGTGGCGAAGAGCCAGCTAAAAACTATGCTTGGACAAACTATCCAAAGGGTAGAATTGATTTTACTCCTAAAGCAGCTAATAAGCCAATACGTGATAAAGTAAATCGAGCTGTCAAAGAAGCTGAAGATATTCTTCAGGGTAAAATTGATAAATCTGATAATAGAGATGAAATCCGAGATCTTCAACAACAAAAAGCTCAATTTGGTTGGGCTGCAAGATCTAAGCAATTTAAGTACCTTCCTCAAGATGGTGAACTTGCCGGCCTTGCATCTGACGTACAGAATGCCTGGGACGAGCAAGATAAAATTAACAAAGATCTTTTCTCAAAGAGCGAAGAAGATGCTAATAAAATTTTAAGTGCTCTTGGCGCAGAAGACGATGGTTATTTTGATTCGGAAAAACTTTCTGAACTTGCTGGTGACTATGACAATGAAGAACTTAGCGATCTAGTACAAAATGCTATGAGCTACAACGATGATTATCTAAATGGTCTCGCCGAAAGTGATCCATACAGCTATTACAATTTAATTGCTGATATGGCAGTTGCTAATGGGTACAACGGTAGAGAGATTAAGGGAGCTATTGAAAAACCTAGTCGCTACCATAGTGAAGTACTAGCTTATAAGCTATTCCTAGAAGCAGACAAAGAATCAGGCTTTGGACCTGGTGAATGGTTTGATACGATTGGTCTAAACAATGGTGAAGACTATGACTTCTTCCGTGAAGATAAGAGCGGTGGATTCGCCCAAGAACCAGGAACCGGTTCCGATCTATTAGAAGAGGACCCAAACGCTTTAGATCTTAAGTCTGTCGATAAAGTAGGAGGCGTAGTTTATAAAGATGCCAACGGTAACATATCTGACGTTAGGTATGGCGTCTATAAAAATGAAGACGGTACAGAATCTAACAGATGGTTTGCTAAATACGCTAATCCTGAAAATAGAAATGGACTAGGAAATACTACTAGTAAATCATTCAATAGTCCAGAGGCAGCCGAGAAATGGCTACGTAAGCAGATTGCTGACGGCAATAAGAAGCAAAACAAGGAAAAAACTGGAGGTTTGTCTGCTAAGCAGATGGAACCTGCAACTCCTGCTCAGTATGCTCTTCTACAAGAGTACGCTGATGAAAGAGTTCCAGCTGACGACCTAACTGCTCAGGCAATTACAGAAGCTCTTGCGAACAAGAACCTAACTAAGGCACAGATGAGTGCACTTATTGGCCCTATGCGTGATGCTCCGTTCAAACCGGGCGTCGACCCTAACAAGCCAAGCGACCGTGCTCTTCAGTCATTGAACAGCAAGCTTGTGACCAAGGACCTAACTCCAGAAGAAGTCAAGGACATCCTAGACAACCTACCAAACATGAACCGTGCTGAAGTAGATGCTCTAAACGACAAGCTTCGTAGAAAGAAGGATCGTCCAGAGACTATCGGCTTTGCTCAGGAGCCAGGCATTCCTGGAGAAGAGCAGTTCAACCGCGACCGTGCTGGTGACGACTTTACAGAAAGCGGACCTGCCGAAGTTGCTGGTGAGATGGATGCTTACTACAACTCTCTAAAGGGTGAGCGAATTGATGAGCTTGCAAGAAGACTTGACGCTGCAAATGAGGACACTTTCCTTATGTTAGACGGCGACAACTTGAGAGAAATGTTAGCAGAGTCAGATCCAGACAATCCAGACAATAAAAAATATGGTAAAGACTGGGCTGTAGAGCAGTCTTACATGTTTGCTTCCGATCTTCAAGATGTTGTATCTAGACTTAGAAGAGATAATTCTAGTGACTCTAGTTTGGCAGACGAGCTCGATAACCTGAGAGATCAAGTTATTAAGAGAATTGAAGATCGTGCTGGAATACGAGCAGCTCTTAGAGATCCTGACGATTTAAGAAACTTAGATCTATCTGACGTTGAAGATGAAATGGCTACTGCTAGAGAAATTTACTATTCAACAGATGCCGATAAGATTGCAGAAGCTGCAGATGATGGTTACTGGGGAGACTACAGAAGCGGTGGAGCAGAAATCAACATTGACAATGAGCCAAACGAGAATGGTAAGTACGAAGCTAGAATTACTTATGGTTCTGATAGCGGAGATTCTGCGTATGATAGGCAAGAGTTTGATGACCGCGATGACGCGATTGAGTGGGCAGCTAACGAAGCAGCTGACTATAACTCAAATCTATCTCAAAACTTCTCGGAAGCAAATCTAGAGAAAGAACTTTCAACAGCTATTGAAAATGGTACTGAGCAAGAGTTTATCGATAGAATGGCAAGGCTTTATGAGGACTTTGGTGATGCTAGAGTATCAGATGAGTTTAGATATGCTCTTAGTGATTTTGTAGATCGTGCTCAGAGAATTCTAGATAAGAAAAACCGTAAGAAAGATCAGGGTGGTTTCGCCCAAGAACCTGGCAGAAAAGGCACTCCAGTTAGGGATGACAAACTAAGTCAAAACAGCGATGGTGGTTATACTACAGACCCTTACTCTGACAGTCAGATTGAGGTCTGGTATAAGGGCGACGGTGAGTGGGAAGTAGATCACTCGTATCAATACATGGATAAAGATGCAGAATTCCAATATGACGAAGGTTCTCAGACTTTTGGTTCTAAAGAAGAAGCCCTAGCATTTGCTAATGAAAAGCTAGACTACTACAACAGCGATCTTGTTGATGAAGATGCTGAAAACAGCCGAGGTTATTATGATGATGTTAATGATGATTCTGACGGCTTTTCTCAAGAACCTGGCAACGCAGTTGTATCACCTAAGATGGGTGAGCCAGCTACTGACGCTCAGTATGACTACCTCAAGGAACTTGGTGGCAACAGAGACGGCATCGATCCAGAACTAGCTACTGCAATTCAAGATGCCCTATCAAGTAAAAACTTGACTAAGGCTCAGATGGGTGCAATGCTTGGACAACTTAGGGCTCTAAACCCTAAGGCTGGCGTCGACACCGGTAAGCCAACTCCTAGACAACTTAAGCGTGTCAAGGATCTGGCTAACTCTCTTGGTCTGACTTCTGCAGAGAAGCGTAAGCTTGGAATCACGAACCTGAACAGCAAGTCTGCTGACGAGATTCAAAGACTTATTGATACTCTAAAGCGTAGAGGTGCGAACTCCCCAAAAGCGTAACCCCCGAAAAGGGGGACCGTGGGTTCTCACAGACACCTAGTACAGAGGTAGATGCTGAATACAGTAAAAAGTATAATCCTAACCTACAAGATTATAAATCTGATGGAAAATCGGTAGTTCAGTACGTAAATACCAAAGCTCTAATTGGAGCTGAAGGTAATGAGATTCGTGAGCAGAGTACGGTAGACAGCATTGCCAAAGATCTAGAAGAAGGCATCGGCTTTAAAGAGCCAATTATAGTAGTGCTCAACCCTAAAAATGGTAAAGCATTTATTACTGAAGGTAACCATAGACTAGCCGCGGCTCGTAAAGCCGGAGTCGAGTATGTCCCAGTAAGAATTGTAAATTCTCAAGATTCTCCGGGAAATGAGACTCAACTTCGAAGAGTCGGAAAATATGTAGCTCCTAGAGAAAAGCTAGATAAAATTGCTGAAAATCAAGATACTATCTTGCCGAGAGATGTATTTTTTGATTCTGAGCTTCTTCCAGAAGACTCTGAAGGATTTGCACAAGCAGCTGGATCTGAAAGAGCCGGCAAGTTCAATGAAACAGCGGCGGAACGTAAGTTTGTAGATGCTACTACAGAGAAAGACGCTAAAAAAGACATTAGTCGTTGGACTCGTGAGGAAAACGGTCTAGTCACCGACATTTTGGAAAAGGGTGGCAGATTTACCGCTACTTTTAGCGACAAGCCTAAAGAAAAAGTAGATCTTGGAATTGACGCAAGTGAAGCTTTTAAAGAAGCTGAACGTCAAATCATGCTTAGAACCGCTGAGTTCGACACCGTTGATTACGACGGCTTTGCTCAAAAAGAAGGAAAATTTTCTAAACCTAGAAAACCTGGATTTAACAAGGTACAGGGAGATGTATTTGGAGACACTCCTATAACTCTATCTTCCGGAAACAAAATTAATCCAGGAGATTGGTATCCACTTGACAGATCTTATGAGTCGGGCACCGGGCTAGATGATTATGAAAAACATTTTGAGGGAGTCACTGGATTCACAGACTATCTCGGTGACGATATTGGTTTTGGTGAAGAACCTAGGCTAGAAAGATTTCCATCTAGGTACACTGGAGTAACTTTATTTGACATCACTGGTAAAGAAGAAGACAAAGATAAATTTATTTTTAGAACCGAAGAATTTAAAGATAACGACTACCCTGTTGAATTAGATGAAAATGGATTGTCTAAAGAAGAATACGAGATGCAAGAGGGAGATGATATTGGGTGGGAAGCTGTTGAAGCAGAGCGAATAGCTCCGGAATATGCAATTGTAACTAAAGAATCTTTAGAAAAAAGGCTTAATGCTGATCCAAAAAAACCTTTTGAAGGTGCTGAAATTGATGATTACGTGTCTTATGAAGACACTAGAGAATATACAAATAGTTCAAAATTTTTAAAATTACAAGCAGCTAGAGAGGATTTACGACAAAAACTACGTGAGCAAGCTGCCGAAGAAGATAAAAAATTAGAGTCTTCTAGAAAGTCTGTAGAGTCTTCAGACGGTAGCAGAACAGTAACACTGGAAAATAAAACTTTAAAACGTGGGGACAAGACTAAGTTTAATGTGTCTATTGACAGTGACACTCTTCCCCTAGGATTTCAGGATTTGAATAGATCAGTAACTAGCAGGTATGCAGAACCCGGTAAAGAAGTTCTTGGAAGTGATGAAGCAGAGTTTACAGGAATTACTCTTGATCAAGTAACCGGAAATCCATCCGACTCTAACACTGGACTGTATCGTATTAGTCTAAACGAATCTATTTTTGATGAAGATGCTGATGAAGAAGATGAAGAAAATGCAGATACGTTTGACGTAATTCAGGCTGGATACTATTTCCTATCTGACAACGATTTCTTTAAAATGAAGTCCGGAGATTTTGATTGGCGACAACTTAAAGCTAGAAAATCTACATTTACTCCACCAGCAGATCTGTCTAAAGGCTTATCTTCAAAAGATGTTATTACAAAAGATGAGTCAAGTGCTGCTAGAAAATATAGCACTCGTGCAGCTTATATACCTATAAATAAAGCATTAAGGACTGGTACACCTGTTCCTAAAGATCAAGAATCTGTAGTCCGTGGGCTAGACTCTTTAACTTCAAAAAATCCCCTAATAGCTTCTAGATTGTTTAGAGGAGAGTTTTTTAGTGATGGAAAAGTAGTTACACTTGGTGAATCTCGTAGGGGACTAGATGACTTTGAAAAAGCTAAAAAGGCTTTAGTCCCTGGAGCTGAATTTATTGACCCTGGCTTTATGTCAACTTCTACAGATTTAAACTCGATTGATTTATTTGTAAATCCTGTACAGGCACTCACCGGAAATCGACTTACTGGCAAATCAATAACATATGCACTTTCGCCTAAAGGATCTAAATTAACCGGATATTCTATGGGGTCTGCATTATCTAGATACGCTGAAGATGAAGTTATATTACCAAGAAATTCAAAATTTAAGGTTACTTCAGTTAAAGAAGATTCAAATGGAAACTTAACTGTAGAGCTCGACCTAGTAGAGACCCCTGACAACACTAAGTCAGATAACGTAGGTTTTGCACCCTAGGTCTATTTGACGAATGGAAGGGTAAGACCTCCAAGGTTCGTGAAGATGTAAACAACGTCGGCGAATTCGTAAACAACATGCGTTACGTCAAAGCCGATCTACAAAAAGCTATCGACAACTTGAAGAAGTCTAAGGGCGTTGAAGAGAAGATGGCTGCTATCTCTGAGCTATCTGCTGCAATTAAGAAAGCAAAACTTGCTGCAAGAATTGCTAAAGATCGTTGGAAGAAAAATCACCCAGAAGATCTAAAGCCAAAGAAACCAGCTACTCCAAAAGCTATTGAAGCTCCTACCGTTGATAAGGTTGCTAAAGACTTTACTGATAATTTAGATGCTGCAGACGCTGCACTAAAAGATGACAAAATTAGGGGCGGTGAAGATGTAGATGGCTTTGCTCAAACGCTTCCATCTGAAACCGTTCCAGCTAAAACTTTTGAAGAAAAGAAAGCTAAAGCCGTAGCTGATAATAAATCAGCTGCAGCCAAGATGCTTGACATTTTCCGTGAGCGTATTAAAAACCCTAGGCCATATCGTACAGGTGATTACGACAAACCATACTCTGAGTATCCTGCTGAAGACCCAATGTCTGCTCCGGTTAATCCTAGCAACATGCCATTCAACCCATCTTCAGAGCACCAATACAGTGGTATAAACCACCACGCACTTGCCGCAGCTGCAGCCGAGAGAGGATATACAGATCCAAGATGGATGTCTGTAGCTCAGGCTAAAAAAATGGGCGCAAAGATACGTGATGGTGAGCAGGGTGTTCGGATTATGACATTCCGCACTATTGAAAACGAGGATACCGGAGAACGTGTACTTGTTCAGACTCCTGTGACTGTGTTTAACGCAGCTCAGATGGATGGATTAGAGCCATACAACCCTAAGCAGCAGCAAAAAATGACAGCTTCTCAGGCTTTGGAATTCGTTCTTGGTAGATTTGCTGAAGCTGAAAAGAAGCGTGGTGGATCTGGAAGACTAAAGGTCTACGAAGATCTGATTGGTATTGAGACAAAAGAAGGACCTAATAAAGGAAAACCTATAACTCCATTCTGGTCTGTAAGTGAAGGTGTTGAATCAATTAGGCTTCCGGATAGAAGTAAGTACGATAGTCCGGAGGATTATCTATACAGTCTATTCCACGAACTTGCCCATGCTAGCGGAACTAGACGTAGACTTGGAAGAGAAGGCCATCTTGCTGGAAGAGGTGTTACCGATCCGCAAAGAGCTAGGGAAGAAGCTGTGGCTGAAATTGCATCACAGCTGTTACTACAGCGTCTAGGAATTAACCATGATCCAAATAGAACAGCTGAGTACCTAAAATCTCACCGCTTAAGTGACGCTGAAATAACTAAAGCTATGGCCGAAGCAGAGATAGCTGTAGATTTTGTACTAGGTAATGATGTTCTTCCTCCATGGATTAACAGCTCTGTTGACATGATGGAGCAGGCTGGTGTTCCAGGATATCCTGGCCCACGTAGCTGGAACCCTGACACGAACTTAAGACCAGAGGATGCTCCTTCTGCTTATCCGCCTGGAACCCCGGGATCTGATGAAAACCCAGAAATAACTGGCTTTGCTCAAAAGCCTGGTGGTAAGAGTCGTACTGGTAAGAAAGTCGTTTCTGACAGCAAAACTGCCACAGAAAAAGTTATGGCCGGCCTGTTTGAAAAGATTAAGCAGGGCGAGACTCCTTGGCGTAAACCTTATAAAGAAGGCGAAAAGTACGCTGGTATGGGACTGCCTAGAAACCCATCTTCTAAGCATATCTACTCTGGTGTTAACGCAATGGCACTTAGATTTGCTCAAGAAGAAAACGGGTACAGCGATCCTAGATGGATGACCTATAAGCAGGCAGAGCAGATGGGTGGTCAAGTCCGTAAGGGTGAGAAGGGTACATTCATTCTTGTTCCTATGCGTATAGTCCAAAAGGATGAGAAAGACCCAAATAAGACTAGATCATTCACCATGTTCAAAGCTATGGCAGTATTCAATGCTGAACAGATTGATGGTCTAAACTTGCCTGATCTTTCTACAGAATCTCTTCCTAAGATGACTCCACTGGATGCACAAGAGTTTATTGTTGAAAGATACAAGAAAGCTATGGCCGCTAGAACTGGAAAAGCACCTAACGTCACTCACAAGTACGTTGGAGTTGGCGGTGCTCACCAAGCACCAAGCTGGGGAACTATCTCTGACCAAGTGACCCTTCCTAATCTAGAGCAGTTTGAATCTCCTGAAGATCTGTTTGATACCATTGCCCATGAGCTGGTACACAGCACTGGTCATCCAAATCGCTTAGATAGATCAGATCTAACTAAAGACTATGAAACAGATCTAGAGTCCAGAGCTAGAGAAGAACTTATTGCTGAAATTGGAGCCGCTCTTCTAGGTAATATGTTTGGCGTTGATGCAGTATTTGATAATAGTGCAGCTTACGTTCAAAGTTGGCTAAAGCACCTAAAATCTAACCCAGATGAGATCATTAGCGCAACTAGCCAGGCTCAAAAAGCTGTAGACTATATTCTTGGGACAGAGCTCGGAGACTGGAGCCCTCTGGACGGATATAGTATTGGAAACGCTGTTCAAAAATCTACTGATGAATCCAAAGATGAGGAGTAAAAATGGCTGAAAAAGAAATGCCAGAAGACCCAGATATGCCTAAGCAATACACAGAAGATGACCCAGAATACTGGGCTCTTATGGCTAGAATCATTGGAAATCCGGTTCCGGATTATGAAGACGACTCCGATGAAGTTGATGAAAACGGCGTCTACCGTGGTAAACCAGAATAGTCACTTTTACAATAGAAGTGTACAATAAATATAAATACTATCAACAGCAGGACTTTTAGATGATCACATTAATCGGCCAATCTGGGTCTCAGCTCCTATTTACGAGCGACCATCATGGTGTAGTTGTCGATACTGACTTCAACATGGTTGTTGAGTCAGGTGTTCCCGAGGAGTTATTTTCTTCTAGAAAATGGGAAAAAGCCGATCGGAATCTTTACTCAAATGAAGCATCTCTTGCTAATATAGCACTCCAAACTTTAGATGCAAAATCTATAACAGCTGCTGCTGGACGTATGTATACAATTCCTAAAGCTGCTCAGGCTGAAGCTAAAAAAGCACTTGAGTGGCGTAAAGAGCACAAGCGTGGCGGCACTCCTGTTGGCCTTAACACTGCTCGTATCTTGGCTCGCGGCGGACAGATAGGTCTACAAAAAGTCCGCCATATAGCAAAATATTTCCCGCGTCACGAAGTTGACAAAAAGGGTAAGGGTTGGAAGCCTGGCCAAGACAACTTCCCTTCTAACGGACGAATAGCGTGGGCGCTGTGGGGCGGGGATTCCGCTTGGCGTTGGGCCGCTGACATTGTAGAGCACGCAGATCCTAAAGCTATGAAAGCTGATGGATACTTAATGTCTCAAAATCCAGTTGATCCATTTAAAAATGCTTTTGACTTGGAAGAAAATTATGGCCCAGAATTTATGGCTAGAGTTTGTTTGGATGGGTCTGGATTAGATCGTCTATACAAAGTTGACATTGATGGGCAAGTCTACGTTTGGGATAACGACTGCTGGGATGACATGGGTAATGTTGACCACGATGTTTGGGACTATGACGAGCAGCTTGACTTTGAAGATGACGGCATAGAAAAAAGTCATATATTAATAGATCCTTCGTCTGCTGTACTGATGGCAGCAAGACTTGCAAGTAGTCCTTATGGAAAAGTTTCTGTTTTTGACCTAGATAAAGACGAAGCTATGCTAGCTGCCCGATCAATTCCAGAAGAAGACTGGGAGATGATTGATCTTGGTATGGTTGCTGCTGGAGAAGGCGGTATGGGTACGCCTGGCTATACTTCAAAAGAACGTTCGGCAAATGTTGCAAAACAACCTAGGGCTGCTGGTGGAAGATTTGGTAGCAAAGGCAATACTGGAAAAACTACTGCTGGAAAGCAAAGTGTTGCACCAGGACAGCAAGGTGCAACACCTCAGGGTGCTGAAGCTTCCAAAGGTAAGCCTGGGGGAATTAGTCTAGAAGAGCAAAGAAAGAGAGCCGAATCTGGGCTACCTCCACAAGAAATACTTGAAGGTCCCCTAGATACTTCTGGAATTCTTGGTGAACCTCGTACTCCAATAGATAGACCAAACGCTAGAATTTCTGGCACACTTCCTGCAATGACTAAGGAAGATCTACACCAAGTTCTTTATGACTTCCCGGCTTGGGTACAAAGCCAACGTGCTTCTTATTCTCCAGGAGACTACAAAACTCCTATGACAAGTGCTGGAGATGAAAAAGAAGAGCGAATAGAATCTTATGATCACCCGCTTCTAAAAAAGTGGCGTGCTTCAAAACAACGCGATGAGATGCAACCAGAGACTGACAATAACTGGGCATCTCCTGTTGTTGCTTCTGCAATGGTTGCAGCACCTAATACTCCAGCTGAAATAGCTGAAGCTCAAAAGCCTGCAACTGATGCGGTAACAGAAACTCAAAAAGACGAGGCTAAGCCAGAAGGCGCACCTAAAAGTAGTCCAACCCCAAAAGATCCAGGAAAGCCAGTCCAGCTAACTCCTGAAACTTCTGACGTTCAGCCTCTATATTTTGCTATTGTTGCTCCGGACGACCCTCAGGCTGTGCTAGATCTTGTAAGTATGGTGCCAGCTAGCTCAACGTCTACGGCTCCTATGATTTACCGTCGTTTAGATAAGAAGTGGGTTCGTGACGAAAAAACTCTTTCTGATCTTAAGTCAGCAACTCCACCACCTGTAGTCCCACTTGATTCCGCAACTTTAAATGATGTTCTAAAGCAAGTAGATGGAATCACTGCCTCTGCAGCGTATCTTCAATACGAGATGATGGTTCTTTGGGGTCCTAGAGAAGAAATTCTTGTTGCAGCCGGTGGCTTAGATCGCAACCGTGGTAACGCAGAAGAATTACGCCGCTACTGGACTGTTGGTAAGGGTGGTCTAAAGATTAGATGGAACACCAAGGGTGACTGGACTCGTTGCGTAAGACAACTTGAAAAATACCTAGGCCCACGTGCTAAAGGTTACTGTGCTCTACGCCACAAAGAAATGACTGGCATGTGGACCGGAGACAAGCGTCATAGAGAGATGTATGGTAGAAAAGGCCGTGGCGGTAACAAAGCTATGTTTAGTAGCGATGTCATTAAATCAAGCGAGATGGTTATAAACTCGTTAGAACTTTTAGCCCGATCAAACAACGCTAAACAAAGACTTGGACTTCTTGCGGCTGCTCCTTTAGTAGCGGGCGGAAGTGGGTCATCATTTAGAATTCCGCTAGTTATTCCTGAAGGAAAAGAGACTGGAGACGGGCGTACTTTCCGTAAAGGTTCTATAACTATGCGTGAGCTGCCACTTCCTTTGCTGTGGCAAGTTAGAACTTCAGATGGACACAATGGGTCCGTCGTAGTCGGTCGTATTGACCGAATGGAGCGTACAGAAGAAGGTATTGGAAACGCGTTTGGCGTATTTGATACCGGCGAGTACGGGCGTGAAGCCGAACGTCTGGTTCGCAACGGATTTATCCGTGGCGTATCAGCCGATATGGATCAGTTTGAAGCTGAAGAAGAGAAAAAGAAATCGGACTCTAAAGCTAAGACTGAGAACGACATCGATATCGATGACGACAAAAAAGTTGGTGGAGACAAACTCACTATCAACAAAGCTCGGGTAATGGCAATCACTATGGTGCCAAAGCCCGCGTTCCAAGAATGCAAGATCTTCCTATTAGAGGAAGCAAACCCCCAGGAGGAAAGTATGATTCCAAAAGATGGAATTTATGCCGAAGACCTGGATTCTCCAGAATCAGCATCGCTTGTTGCATGCGCTGTAGTTGCTGGAGCTATCCCGGTTGTGCCACCTGCTGAATGGTTTAACAATCCTAAGCTAAGTAAACCTACCCCTATCACCGTTACTGACGATGGTAGAGTCTTTGGTCACATTGCAGCTTGGAACGTTGATCATATCGGTTTGGTAGCCGGCACCAAACCTCCCCGTAGCAAGAGTAACTACTCTTACTTCCACACTGGCGTTGTTCGCACTGCCAATGGTAAGGATGTACCAGTAGGTCAACTCACGCTTGCGGGAGGCCATGCCCCACTAGAAGCTAGCGCACTAGACGCCGTTAAGCACTACGACGACACTGCATCAGCAATTGCTGACGTACATGCCGGAGAAGATGCACATGGTATCTGGGTCGCCGGTGGACTTCGCCCATCCGCAACCCCTGAGCAAGTACGTGCACTTCGTGCATCTGCTCCTTCAGGTGACTGGCGTCCAATCCGTGGCTCACTTGAGCTTGTAGCTGTCTGCCAGGTTAATGTTCCTGGCTTCCCAATCGCCCGTGCCCGTGTCGCATCAGGTGCTGTAATGGCCCTTGTTGCAGCTGGTGCTCGCCCTCTAGCTGAACTAAAAGCTTCTGAACTTTATGGTCCAGATGCTCAGGTTGCCGCAGCTAAAGCTAGGTTTGACGCATTCCGTAGCGAAAGAGCAGCTGTTCTTTCCGCCAGGAGTGCTGAATTGTCAAACAAGGTTTATGGTTACGTTGACAACTTTGCTATTACCAAGGCAGAGCGCGATGCAGCCGTAAAGAAGCGTCAGGCTCTTCCAGACGGAGCATATCCTATTCGTAATGAAGAGGATCTGAAGAATGCTATTCAAGCATTCGGCCGTGCAAAAGAATCTGAAAGAAACAAGGTTCGTCGCCACATTATGCGTCGTGCTAAGGCTCTTGGCAAAACAGATCTAATCCCAGAGAAGTGGCACAAGCAACACGTTGCTTCTACTTCAGAGTCAATCACAGCTTCAACCCAGCCGAATGAACTTCGTGCTCGTGTTGCAGCGGCTGTGGAGGCCCTGGGAAAAACTGATGCGGTTGGTCCTGTAAATCCTCTCCCTACTGTTCCTGTTAAGGCAGATAAACCTCTCGGGGTTCAGCCTAAAGACAAGCCAGTAATGGAGAAGCAACCAGTGGATGAGCGTCTTACTCAAGAAGAAATTGAGCAGAAGGTTATTGAAGAAGTTAAAAAAGACTCCGACATAAGCCCTTATGCTCAAGATGGAGATAAGTACGTCCCTGGTAAGAACCAACCGCGAGACGAGTATGGAAAGTTCCGTAAGGTACTAGCCAGACTAAAACTTAACCTAGGTGTTGCTGGTCTAGAGAGTGTAGCTAGAAAAGTGGCTCAGGCAGAAGGTTATACAGAAATTGGTGACTATGGTACGGCTGCTAAAGCCGCGTCAGATCTCATTGGAACTGTTGATCGTCTTGACACTGGAGCCTTAAATGCTAAATCTCTAGAAAACATACGTTTAACTACGCAAGAACTAGGTAAAACAATTGCCAACCTGCCACTACCATTTAAGGATCCAAACGCGAAACTTAGATATAGTGACCTCCCCCCTGTTCTGAAAGATCTACTTGATGATATGACAAGCAGGGTTGAGCAAAAGATTGGTTCAAAGGACGCGGATATCGCTACCCAAGAAATTCGCTCCTTTAAGTCAGGATCTAAGCTATTTGGACAATCTGATATATCCAGAGAGTTCAACAAGCTTCTAAGGCTTCTGACCTAAATAATAAACAACTAAAAAACAGGGTAAAATAAGTCTGGGTAGAGTGCCTGCCGCATGGTGCGGTAAGTCCCTTTGCTTTGGACCGAACAGCAAGATGTGTGAAATACACACATCTAAACAACTATCCTAGGAGGATACGTGGACCACATTAAATCTCAGGTCGATGGACTGGCAGAGCTAAGCGACGAGCAAGTTGCCGCTCTACAGGAATCAATCGTCCGTGAATTCGAATTGGTCGAAGGTAAAGAAACTACTCCTGAGGTTGTTGACGCTATGACGTCACTTGCCGACATGTTGGACACCGTACGCGGTGAAACCAGTCGTCGCGAGGCCGCTAAAGAAGAGCTTGCTGCTCGTGCTGCCGAAGCGACTATGCGTGTTACTGGCGAGGACGGGGAGGCTCCAGTTGGCGATATGCCAGTTGAAGAAGCTCCAGCTGAAGAAACCCCAATGGAGGAAGCTCCAGTGGAGGAAGTCGTAGAGACTCCAGCTCAAGAGGACGAGGAAAAGAAGAAGGCTTACTCAGCCGAAACCTCGGACGCATCAATGACTCAGGTTGAAGGATCTGAACTATCAACCGAAGAACCCCAAACAACCACTACCGCTGACGAAGTTCAGCAGGAAGAGCAGGCCCCAGTGACCGCAGCAGCAGAACAGCCTTTCGAGGCCCCAGCTGATCGCCAGCCTGTAATCGAAGTTAAGGAAGCTCCAGTAACTATTACTGCTGGTGCTGACATTCCTGGTTACAGCGCAGGATCAACCATTGCTGACATGAGCGAAGTAGCAGTAGCTATGGAGAAGAGAATTCATTCTCTACGTCGTGTCAACGGTGGAGACGGAGAGCAGCACATCGTTGCATCCGTAACAACCGAATACCCAGAGGCTCGTACTCTAACTACCGATGCAGAAGCTAACGCTTTGAAGATCGCTGCAGTTGCAGGACCTGAGGCACTTGTTGCTTCTGGTGGTCACGCAGCTCCGTTCGAGGTTAAGTATGACATCTACTCGATCGGTTCAACCAACGTTCGTCCTCTACGCGATGCTCTGCCTCGCTTCCAGGCTGACCGTGGTGGTATCCGTTTCGTTACTCCACCTTCATTCGCAGCTGGCACTTATGCTAACGCTGTTGGTGTATGGACTGCAACAAACGACTCAGCTACTACTCCAAGCCCAGCCACCAAGACCAGCTTGACTGTTTCAGCTGCTGCTGAAAACACCAAGTCAACTGACGCTGTAACCCTACAGCTACAGTTCGGTAACTTGATGACTCGTGCTTACCCAGAGTTGATCGCTCGTCACAACGAGTTGGCTCTAGTACAGCACGCTCGTGAAGCTGAGCAGAACCTACTCAGCCAGCTAACCAACGGTTCTACTGCTGTTACTACCACTAACCTAATTGGTTTTGGTCGTGACTTCCTAGTACAGATCCGTCGTGCAGCTGTTGCTTACCGTAACCGTCACCGCATCGACCCAAACACCCAGCTTCAGGCTTTCATTCCTGAGTGGGTATACGATGCAATGGCAGCTGACCTAACCTTGGCAATGCCAGGTGATGGCACTCTATCAGTTTCTAAGTCAGAAATTGATGGTTACCTATCGCACAGCAACGTAACTCTAGTATCATCTCCAGACATGACCGTCTTCGGTTCACAGAGTGCTGCCGCACTTCTTGAGTTCCCAGACGAGTTTGACTGGTACCTATTCGCCGAGGGTACATTCTTGTTCCTTGACGGTGGAACTTTGGACCTTGGAATCATTCGTGACAGCACTCTTGTTGGCACAAACGACTACAAGATGTTCATTGAAACATTCGAGGCTGTTGCAAAGGTTGGTATTGAGTCTCTCAAGATCACCTCAACCATCAGCATCAACGGTGTAGCCGCAGCTCTGCGCGACACCACTGGCAGCACTGCCGCAGCTACTATCGAGCTTTAATCGATAAACCCCTAGTTGTTGGGGTGGCCCGTCAAAAGGCCGCCCCAGTAACTGGACTACAGACTTTAAATTAAGGATTAAGAATGGCTCTTCCTAAGAATGGCGTTGCAGAGGCAGGAAAAATTGTGCCCTCCGCTTTTGGCTTACTTGCCGTAGTAAAGCCAGAGAATTCAGCAGATGAGGATCGCTGGATTCGTGGATTCTCTCAGGAGTATGAAACTACTGTAGATACCCTAAAGAACTGGGATGATACAGATACCACCAGCTATACACTTGTAAACAACGCGACTGTAAATTACTACGACGAAATCAAGCCGTTCTTCATTGAGCTAGAAGAAGTTAGATCTACTTTAGGTTTTTCAGGAATAGATCGTGTTGCTCGTCTAAAGCGTCAGCTAGAGGGCGTAACGCAGAAAGCTTTAGAGCGAGAGTTATGGCACGGAGACATCCGTATTGGTGAAAGTCATGACAACAAAGCTTTAATTGATGGGGCAACAGTTCTTAACTCTGGAGCCGCACTTTCACCAAAGCGTGCACTTGCTCTACTAGAGCACTCAATTGCTACTGTCTCTCACGGCGGTGAGCAGGGGATTATCCACGCTACTCGCGACGTTGTTGCTCTTCTGTCGAGCAACTCAAATATGCTTTTCCACGAGAAAGATAAGGACCACCTACAAACCATGGGTGGTACTCCAGTTATCGTTGGAAGTGGTTACACAGGTCAAGGACCGCTCAGCGTTACTGACGGGACACAGACTGCATCAGCCACAAACAAATGGATTTACGCCACCGGCACTGTTCGAGTTTACTTGGGCAAGATCGATGTTGTAAACGACAACTTGGCCCAGGCTTATGATGTCGCAGGAAACCAAAATGACATGAGGCTAAAAGCAATTCGCCCAGCGGCGGTTTACTTTGGAACCTCGATACACCTTGCTGTTCGCGTCGACTTGACCGCAGCATAACCAACAACTCAATCAATTAAGTAAGAAGGAGAAAAGGCAATGCCTACTCAAGATTATGCAGCCAGCATCCAAGGTGTGTCAATCCGTGTCACCCGCTTGGACGCATCTGGCAACTTGATGACGGGTCCGGGTGACAGCTACGTAACGTCTGCTTTCATGCGCCTGTCATTTACACCTGAATACGAAGAAGGTGACGAGATCACTGAGAAGTCCGCTAACGGTACTGTTTGCGTAACTTACAAGTCTCCAGACACCCTAAAGCGTATCACTATGGAACTTGCGATTTGTGAGCCAGACCCAGAGCTAACCTCTCTGCTATCTGGTGGTCTACTACTTCGTAAGAACCTAGGAACCTTTGCATCAGCTAACAACCAGTCAATCGGTTGGGCAGCTCCAGGCGTTGGAGATGACCCAGCAGGTAACGGTGTTGCCATTGAAGCTTGGTCATGGGCTATCAAGAACGGTAAGAAGTCTGGAACTCTTCCTTACTTCTACTGGGTATTCCCATACGTTAAGCTACGTCAGTCAGGCGACCGCGTTATTGAAAACGGTCTACTAGCCAACACCTTTGAAGGTTATGGTCTAGGAAACCCTACTTTTGCATCCGGTATTGACGGCCGTTGGGAGTTCCCAACTGCAGCTGAGCGTCCATACGCTTATGCACGTTCAGCCTGGGCTCCAGTAGGTCTTAATGGATTCTACACTTGGAACTACGCTGGTGAAGGCGGTGCCGAACTTGGTGCTCCAAACTACCGTGCTGTCGAGTCGCTTGATGGTATTAACTACAAACTATCGACTGTGGCAATTACTACTGCTGGTGCGATCACTTTGGCTACTACAGAAAGCCACACTTACAGTGTTGGTGACAGCCTAACGGTAGCTAACGCAGACGCAACTTACCTAGTAACTAATAAAGCTGCTACCACTTCTACCGTAACGCTAACTCTTGCAGCTGGCCACGGTGTAGTAGTTGGTGACAAAATTGTTGTTTCTATTGGTGACAGCGCATTTGATGGTACTTACGGTGTAGCTACAGTGTCAACTAACGACATCACCTACGCTAAGACCAATGCTGCTGCTGTAACTAGCGTTGCAGTTAACAGCTCGTCTGCTGTAGTTACTCGTAGCATCTTCAACGGTACATTCACTGCTCTTGCAGGTACAACTGGAACTAGCGTTGCTGTTGCTCGTCGTGCTGCAATTACATCATGTACTGCTGCTGGTACTACAGCTACCTACACCGCTGCAGCCCATGGTCTAGTTACTGGTCAACTTGTTACTGTTACCGGATTCGTAACTAACGCAGCATTCAACATAACTGCTGCAGCCATTACTGTGACTGGTGTTAATACCTTTACTGCAACCATTTCGAGCACTACTGCTACTGAAACAATTGCAGCTACTGCACAGGTAACACGTGGAAGTGCGATCACTACCCTCAGTGCTCTATTTGGTGCTAGTGTGTCATCGGCTGCTGCAGGTACTGCATCAACCACTGGATTCAACGTCCCAGGTAACGTCAACTACAACCCTGACCTACCTCTTGACCGCGTAATCAAGTCAAACGAGGACCCAACCTCTTAATAAACGGTTAGGAACGGGCGGCGCGTTACAGTGATATTCACAAAACGCGTCGCCCGCTTCACTAAGGAGAATATTCAATGACAGCTTTATGGGTAGAACCAGCCGATCTAGGTTACTACGCAAGTACTGAGTTTGCTCAGGAAGCCTGCGAAGTTGCATCGTATTTGATGTGGACTATGTCAGGCCGTAAATATACTGGCGAAGTCACTGTCACTGAAAGATACGTCTGTGCTAAGCGTGCGTATCGTATGGGTCCTTCTTCTAAAAACTACTATGCCACTTTAATTTCTGGTGAAGTTTACAATATTCCGATTACTGATTTTCAAGAATATGCTGAATTGGTATCGGATGGTCTCTCTCCCGAGTCACGCATAAAATTACGTGGCAGACCGGTAACAAAGGTGCACTCAGTTCGTATTAGAACTGGAGATATCCTGAGTGAGGATAGTTACTATTTGGTAGATCACTCGACACTTCAAGCTGCAGCTGGAGTCCCCTGGACTCCCTGCAACGTTGAAGTTACTTACACTTATGGATCACCAATTCCTACTGCTGGAAAAATGGCTGCTCGCACGTTGGCTATTGAGCTTGCCAAGCTGTGGGCTGGCGATGACGACTGCATGCTGCCTCAGCGTATTACTTCTATTTCTCGGCAAGGTGTGTCTTATACACTGCTCGACAGCCAAGATTTTATTGAAGATGTAAGAACTGGTTTATATGTAGTAGATCTATTCTTAAAGTCTATAAATCCAGACAAAGCTAGAGCCAAGGCTAGAGTATTTAGCCCTGATGTTCCTAGAGGTCGTAGGTATACCAGAAAAGATCTAGTCCTTGCAACAAATGCAGACACAGATATAAACGTAATTAGAGAAGCAACTACAACTTGGACATCTGCTGGAAAAGCAAGCGTAGATGTAAGCTTGTTCTTTGATGAACCGGACTGGATACCAAGTGTAGTTTTAAGAAGCTACTCTGGGTCTAAAACTGTAGAAATATCTGCTTCTGACATCACACTAAATAACGGTGCGCAAACCGTATCTTTCCCAGTCACATACAAAAACGCATGGGGTGCGTTAGGTATGGTAGACCCGGGTACATGGACTCTATACGCTACTAAAACCATTGCTGGTGTAGAAACCGTATCAGAGATTGAGACTGGAAACCTCCAGATCAAGTTATATAGCTAAGAAAGTAGGACAGTATGTCAGTTCAGACAAACTTCCGTGCTGTCGACATGCTCGGCGGTGTGAAGGCTGCAGAAGTTGTAGTTGCTCCTAAAAAAGTAACTCCAAAGCCAGCTTCTAAAAAGGTTGAAGAGCCAGTGGCCGTAGTTGAGCCAGAGGTTGTAGTCGAACCTGTAGTAGAAGAGCCAGCTGTAGTCGTAGCAGATGACGAGGAAGTAGCAGAGTAACAAATGGCATTAGCGGTAGATATATCAAACGTTTCTGAAGACGCGCTTGCGTTAAAAGAAATGCTAGATGGTGTTGTTGAACGAGTGGCTACTATATACCAGTCGTATAACGTACCCCTACCCGCTAGACGCTATTGGACCTTTGGTACTCCAATTGTCGATTGCGAACAAATGGTGGTGGCCGTGCAACAACTTTATTTAGGCCCTCCTGGTGATCAAGCAAGTAGGCCCCAGCGTTGTAATACAACCAGGACTGTTGTTATGAATATCATGATTGCACGCACCGTCCCCATTGTTGGACAAAACGGACGTCCACCAACAGCAGAGCAGATCGAGAAGTCTGGTCACATTTCTGCGGTTGATTCGTGGGTTCTTATGCAAAGTATTAATTTATTAGATCAGTGGGATGAGACTGGTTTTGGTGTTGGCGTTATTGCTACATTGGAGGCTCCGTCAGCTGAAGGTGGCTACCAAGTAATAAACCTTCAGGTGACAATGGCGGTTCCATAAAATGCCATATTACATAATACCTGACAGCTGGCTTACGTACAGCCTGGGTCAAAGTAAAAGGATTGCTAAAAGAACTATTGCTAGGGGTAAAGGTTTTGGCGGCAATCCAGTTTCTAGGGGTTCTAGATCTGTATCGACCGGAATTACATATTCATTTAAAGATGTAATTTTTTATGAGCCTGTAATTCAAACATTTTTGCACGCACCGAATGGTGCTGTTGGCCGTTGGCTAACAGTACAAGGAACTAAAGTTGTTGCCGGTGCAAAGGCCCAGGTGGGTGTCAGAACCGGTCGGCTTAGAGAGTCTATTAGAATTCAAGACCATAGGCCAATGGTTGGTGGGCAAATAATGAAAATTGGGTCAACAGTCAATTACGCCTACGTCCATCACGAGGGTATGAAACCTAGGATTATCACTCCAAAAGGTACAACTAAAACCCTTCGGTTCAGGACGGGTGCCCGTATTATCTATAGCAAACGTGTGGTTCACCCTGGATTTAAGCCAAATAGGTATTTGAAAGATAGCCTAAGATTAATAGATGGAGTTAAATAACTTTAACTTCATGTCCACATTCAATACTAAATTAAGGATACTGTAATTATGGCCAGATTCAAGGACTTTGGTGGATCAGTAGATTCAAATGCTGAACCAGTAAAATTCAAACTTTTCAACGAAGAGTTCACTTGTGTTACTCAACTTCAGGGCAAGGTTTTGTTAGACCTTGTTGCTGATTCAGGATCAGAAGATCCAGCAAAAACTGCAGCAGTTATGACCAAGTTCTTCAAGACCGTTCTGCTTGACGAAAGCTACGAACGTTTTGATGCACTTCTAAATGACAAGGAAAAAATTGTTCCTGTGGAGACTTTAGCCGAGATCGTCTCATGGCTGATTGAGGAATACTCAGACCGCCCGATAGAGCGGCCATAGGGTTAATCGAGTGGGGGCTCGACTTATGGCCGTATGTAAACGGTAAGTGCATATTTAACGGAATTAGACTAGAAAGTTTGGAGGCATCTGACATGCTAGACGTACTCCATTATCTGCTAGAAGATGCTTTTGATGTAAGTTCCGCAGAGCAATCTCAGGCAAGAGATCAACTAAGAACTACCCTCTACAAAGATTTCTACAATAAATCTTATAAATATGCTGCTAAAAAGAAAAATGCTGGCTTTGATACAGCTAGCGGGGTAGATGATCTTCAGTTTGCTGAAGAGTCATCGTTTTCTACAAAAGATGATGATTCTGATATTAAACCGTTTAACCCTAGATACAAAGAACCAGTTAAGGCCTACACTCCTCCAACTGAAGTAGGCCCGAATTTAGACGATCCGTTTAACGGAATACTAGATGCGCCAATAGGGTAGGTGATGATAAATGGCAGTCGTAGGTGAAGCTCACGTCATAGTCCGTGCGATAACAAACCGTGTAAAAGGTGACATTCGTAATGGATTTAGAGGGTCTGAAAGACTTGGCTCTGAAGCCGGTCAAAAGATAAGTGGTGCTTTTTCTAGAGCGTTTAACGCGGCTAAGCAAGACGGAGTATCTTTCTTTGGCCGAGTTTCTAAAGGACTAGAAGCTTTACGTCCGGGGTCTAAGCAAGCCTACGACGCCTTTGCATCTCTACAACGTAAGTTTTATGGTTTTGGAACCATACTTGGCGGTTTAATTGGTGGTATCGGATCTCTAGGTAACGCCATACTTGCTTTAGCTGGTGCATTAGCTGGAGCAGCACCATCCATGATAGCTCTTGGTGGGGCTATGGTTGCACTAAAACTTGGTGGCATGGTTGGTAAATTTGCTCTAAAAGGTGTAACCGAAGCTGCTGCTGCTTTAACCAAGGAACAAAAAGGACTTGGTAAAACTGCCAGAGAGATATCTGAAGACTTACAGCAATTAGCATTTGATGCTGAAGAAGCAGCTTTAAGCGAGCTTCGTGCTGGTATGTCTCTAGAGGAAGCTAGAGAACGTCTTGCAATGGTTCAGGATTTGCCGCCTAACTCTAGAGTTAGACGTGAAGCAGAACTTGCTTATGCTGAAGCAGATCTTAATTTGCTTATGCTGAAGCAGATCTTAATATGCGTCGAGCAATTGATCGCAATAAAGATTTACAGGAGCAGCAGGCTAAGGGGTCTGCTGGATTTGGTAGAACTCCTATAGAACAAGCCATGGTTGGCTTGAATATATATCAAAAAAACTTTGCTAAATTCTTAGCCGGCCTATCTAAAAACATGACAAGACTACGTCTTGTTGCTGCTAAGGGATTGCTCCCACCTCTACAAAATGCTTTAGGTTTAATAGTAAAACGTGGTATGCCGGTCTTTGAAAAAGGTGTATCGTCTATTGCTATAGCAATGGGTAAAGCTGCAAGATCTTTTGCTCACATTATTACAAGTGCGCAGAATCTAAAAGCCGTCAACTCTGTTATGCAAATGTCTGCTCACTTTATAGAGCAAATGGGCAAGCCTTTAGGAAACATATTTGCAATTCTAGTTCTACTGCTCAAGCAAGCCGCGCCTTTGCTGAGCATGTTTACCAAGTTCTTAAACAAAAAAACTAAAGGATTTTTAGCCGATCTTAGACTAAAAGAGTCTACCGGAGAGCTTAGAAAGTTTTTCTTACAAGCCGGACGTTTAACTGCCAAACTTGGTGCAATTATTGGAAACTCTTTTGGTGCTTTTAGTGGAATCATAAAATCTTCGGTAGGTAAAAACTCTGGTGGAGAGATGCTTCTTGATTGGTTTAAAGAAGTAACTGGCAAATGGAAAGTTCTTAGAAATAGCCCGGAGGGTATTGAAAAGATGCGTAAGAGCCTATTTATGGGGGCTCAAAACGCTAAATCATTCCTACAACTTATAGGAACAATGGTAAGAACAATATTTGGTGCTTTACAAACTCCAAATCTTGGTGAATTTTTTGCTGTTTTACAAAAAGGCATGCCGGCTCTTAAAGATATGTTTGAAGAAGTTGGATCTGCGCTTCCTGTATTTGGTGAGCTTGTAGTAAATATTCTTAGGTTCCTGGGTGCTTTTGCTCAATCGGGTGCTGTTGTTGAATTCTTTAAGATCTTAAATGGTGCAGCAAAAATGCTTGCAAACTTTATGGAAAAACCTATGGTAAAGGCATTCTTTAAAGCAACTGCAAAGATTCACGCATTTGCACTAGCTTTTGGTCTTCTTGCTATTTATGGTGGTAAAGGCTTAGACGTACTTGTTGGCGGTATGGGTAAGCTTACAGAAAACTTAAATAAGGTTGCTCAGCACCCAATTTTGGCTTTCATGACTGCGCTTGCTGGTTTATTTATATATTTATACAACACTAACGAAGACTTTAAAAACTCTATGGATGCAACCTGGAAAACTATCCAGGACACAGTTAAGCCAATACTTGATGTAATAAATGTAGCAATGCAGCAATTTGCAAAAATACTATCTAGTGAAATTACTGCTGGTGTAGATAAACTTGTTGGCCCTATTGGAAATCTTGCAACTGCTTTGATGGGATTAATTCCGCCTATCATGGAAGCGATAGTTCCTGCAATGGAATTCCTTGTTGACACCTTAGTATTGGTAATACGTTATGGAGCAGATCTAACTGCGCAACTTTTAGACTCCTTAGTCCCAGTTATAAAACTTGTAGCGGAACTATTTGGAATGCTTGTCGGATCACTAGGACCTGTAGTTGATCTATTCTTAAAAGACTTTATACCGGTTATAGCTAGCGTAATTTCTCAGATTATTAATCTTGTTGCAGTTTTGATAAAAGATTTTACTCCTGTATTTAAAGCAATAATTGATGCAGTTGGACCTCTTATTGCAATATTTTCTGACATGGCTGGAACCTTACTGCGGGAACTAGCCGATTCTTTTGCTTTATTAATTGCTGCATTTACTGGTAGGGATAGCGGACTAAACGGCGTTGTTTCTGGATTAGTAGATATATTTACACTTTTAGGAAAAGTACTTGCAGACACAATCGTTCCTATATTTGATTCTTTAGTTCAGCACGTTTTTCCACTATTTAATGACATGGTTGCTCAGCTGGCTCCAGTGCTTATACAGATGGTAACTGACTTCATGCCAATACTTGCCGAGATCCTTAAAGCTGTTGGTACTGTTATTACTCAAATTGGTAATGCTGTAATACCTGCACTATCTGGAATAATAAGTGCTATTATTCCTGTCGTTGTTGGATTACTAGAAACAGTGATGCCTATAGTAGATTCTCTTGTCACTGCTGTTTTAAATCCTTTACAAGAAATTATTCCAGCAATTACTCCGTTAATTAGTACAATTGCCCTTGCAGTTCAAGATGTACTTAAATCTATAATGCCATTTATAGATGAGTTAATGCCAAGTATTATGTCTCTGCTTGGAATGCTAGGTCCAATTATTAGTGCCGTAGTTGGCGTTATAGAACCTTTAGCCGATATGTTTATAAGACTTATTCCTCCAATTATGTCTGTTATAGATCTTCTTATGGATCTTGCTGGAGATGTTCTAAAAGTTGTTATTGATATTGTTATTACTTTGGTTGAGACTTTACTTCCAGTATTTGATATTTTTGTTAAACTTCTTGATCCTATTGAAAGTCTTGTAAAGAGTCTTCTTCCTCCACTAAAAACTATTATTTCTTCAGTGGTTGGCGTATTTGTAACGCTTCTTGAATCAATTATGCCTGTAATTGATGCTTTGCTAGGCGTCCTTATACCAACGATTAATACGCTTGTAAGGACAGTAGTTCCTCCGTTGATGACAATACTCACTCTACTAGTTGACTCTTTTGCATCGGTATTTGAAGAATTAATGCCAGCTATCTCATCTGTTCTTACTAGCCTAATGCCAGTAATTGCTGACGTTATTAAGGCTCTGTCTCCACTAATTCAAACTCTTGTAAACCAGCTTGGGCCGATTATTGAAAATGTAATTATTCCTATAATCGGTGCATTGCTCGAAACTTTTGATGCGGTGATTGGAGTAGTTGCCGATCTTATAAAAGAACTTGCCCCATTTATTGGTCAATTAGTACAAAGTCTTGTACCGGTTATAGTTAAACTAGTAGAAATTCTGGTGCCTTTAATTGATCAGTTGATGGACATGCTTCTTCCTGTAATTAAAGATATTTTAGATGCAATTCTTCCTTTAATTGCTACTCTTATAAAAGATCTGGCTCCAATATTTGGTGAAATTCTAAAAGAAATTATGCCTTTTGTTAGCACCTTAATAGAAGCTCTTGTTCCAGTAATTACTAAACTTTTTGATGCACTATCTCCAGTAATTGAATTATTACTAAATGCTCTTAAGCCGCTTTTACCTATAATAAGTAGTCTGTTTAAAGAACTTCTTCCTCCTATGATGGAGATTGTAAAAGCAGCTGCTTCGCTATTGGTTCCGGCACTCGAGTTGCTTATGGGCATAATTGAACCGATTCTTGACATAGTAATTGCACTTGCTGATGTCTTCCTTGCAGTTCTTGGCCCTGCAATTAAAGTTTTGTCTGGCCTGCTTACGCCGCTTATTGCAATTATTGAAGGCGTGATAGCGGTCATAGTTACTCTTGCTAAATGGTTTGCTGAAGGACTAATGTTTGGAATAACAGCAATTATTAAAGGCGTAAGACTTATTGGTACTGTTTTTGCCGCGATCTTTAAAGGCATATCAATTGTTTTTAAAGGCATAATTAATTTGTTGCTTACCGGTGTGGAAGCTGTAATTAACTTTATGATTAATGGAATTAACCTGCTTCTTAATGGAATTAACATAATTCTTGAAGGAATTAAACTTGCTTCATTTGGTGCTATAGACATGAAGCTTGAGCCGCTAAAGCCAGTTAAATTAACAAGGCTTGCTCAAGGTGGTACGGTTATGCCTAGCCCCGGTGGATCTATTGTTAACATTGCAGAAGCTGGCAAACCAGAGCGAGTTGTGCCGCTTGACTCGAATGGCTTGTCTGCTGGTGATAAAGCGGTATTGGCAGCAATTAAAGAGTCTAAATCTGCAGAATCTTCTCCTATTGAAATTAACGTTTATGCCTCTGAGGGCATGAGTGTTAAAGAACTAGCAGCTGAAGTGTCCCGTCAGCTTGCTTTCTCTATGCGTAAGGGTACTATTTAAAAATGATACAAACTAACTTATTTCCAGATCCTACGTTTAATAATGCAACGCAAACTGGATGGACTGCTACTAACTGCTCTTTAGATACTAAGGGTAAAAACTCTACAATAACTTCTGTTGCAGTTAGCTCTGCCACTATAAGTCTTCAGGTAGAGTCCGCGACTGCTGCTGGAACTACTAGTGCTGTATACACTGTTCAAAACCATGGGATTGCAAACGGAACCGCTGTAACAATTACTGGATTCACTACATACGCAAACTTTAACGTAACATCCGCAGCGATCTCTGTAATTGACGTAAACACTTTTAGAGCTACTATGGCTGGTTCTGTTACTGGGACTGAATACCCAGCTAACGGAGTGGCAACTCCTGCGTCGTCTTCAGTTGTAAATTATATTACAGCTACACCACATAATCTTACAAATGGTCAATATGTATCTACTAGCGGATTCTCTACTTCTCAATTTAATACAAGAGTAAAAATTGTAACTGTTTTGTCAGCTACAAGATTTAGATTAAATCCGGGTCTTGGTTCTTTCTCTCCAGCATCTACCACAGAAACCACAAATGCTTTGGCTGAAATAGAAAAATCATACTATGGAAATTTTTATGGTGTTGTATCTAAAAGTTCTACTTCTGGAATAGAAATTGGTAAAGATATATCTATTGGTGCTGGTCTTACCTACACTTTTTCTTACTACGTAAAAATACCTATCGGCCAAGAAGCCACAAGCTTTCAAGCAGTAATTCGGTTTAGAGACTCTGGTGGAACAACTTTATCTACTAGTACATCTGCTACATCTGCACTTACAGTTGCAAGTGGTTGGACAAGGGTTTCAATAACAGGGACGGCTCCGGCAACGGCAGTCACCGGACGAGTTAGAGTAGTTGTAACATCCACTTCAGTCTCCGGACAAGTATTTCTTCTTGATGCTTTACAGTTTGAGAATAATTCTTTTGCAAGTCCGTTTGTAGAGTCAGTGTCTCAGATACAAGAGAATACAAAAACAAATACAGTTCTTCGACCAGTCCCTGCGCCGCATCTAACTGGCATAGAACTTAATGCAGATATTATGATCAATAATTTACTGCTCAACACTATTGATAACAATAACGTTTTATGGGTTTGTACCGATATCGAGGGTTGGTGGGATTTGCCAGACCCGGAAATTCAAGATCTTACTCGTGGCCTCGATGACGGTTCTTATGACGTTAGAGGACGTTATACAGCTAGAGTTATGACTTTGACTGGTTCTATTCTTGTTCCAGACAGATCTTACACGGCTGCAGCTAGAGACAGGCTTATTTCTGCAATAAATCTTGTTGCTACTGGTGGTTGGTTGATTGTAGATGAAAATCCTGTTAAGGCAGCATATGTTCGTCTTAGTGGGCGTCCTAGTATAAAAGTTGTAAATGCCAGAGGAAGAATTGATTTTTCAGTTGGACTTAGAGCTGCAAATCCGATTAAATTTAAATGGAATTGGAATGATTCCAATGGCTATCAAAGCACTACCGTTGCTGCAGCTGGATCTACTTCTATAAGCAACGAGGGCAATTTTGATGTTCCTATGGTACTAACTCTTACTGGTGGATCAGCTGGCCTTACCGCTCCAATTACTATAACAAACACAACGGCTGGAAAAACTTTAACCGTGACAAAAAATATTAGAGGATCTAGTTATAACGTTTCTATTAGTACTTCCCAGGTATCTTCTAACGTAGTTACTCTTGGATTTGGTGCAACAGTGCACTCTTTCTTAGTGGGAGACGTAGTTAATGTTGCTAGCATAAGTACTGCTGGTAGAACTGGATTAAACACTACTGGTGCAGTTATTACAGCTGTAACAGATACGACAATAAGTTTTGCAAAAACTACAGGGGATCTTGCTTCGGCATCAACTAATGGAACGGTGACTCTAGCTAGTGCAGACACTTTAGAAATTGATACATACAATAAATCTGCTCTTTTTAATGGTTCTGCAACAATTGCTCGTTCTTACATAGATACCCTAACAGACTGGGTATATTTAAAACCGGGAAGCAATACTGTTCAATTTAGCCCTACGTCTGGATCCACAACTCTTGCTGTTAAATACAGATCTGGTTGGATCGGGTAGAATATATACATAAGTGACGATCAGACGCAAGGTTAAATTATTAAATGGTAGACGCACCTAGTTATAAATACTTTACTGTAGACCTAGTCTCAAATGAAGTTTTAGCTGAAATCCCTTTTAGTGGGGTTAGCTTTGAGCGCGCTTTAAAAGGAGCCGGTAAATTTTCCGGCACTATTGCTATTACAGAAGAAACAGATAATTTAGATCTGTATGAATCAACCATGCCTGGAAGAACTGCTTTGTACGTTCTTCGTAATGGCGTATGTATTTGGGGCGGTCTTATCTGGGCAAGAGATTATAAAGTTACTAAAAGAGAGTTATCTGTTGATGCTTCTGAACTAACAAGTTACTTGGAGCACAGACTTATTTGGAAAACTTTTAATTACAGTCTTGAGGCAAAAGCAGAAAAAACTGTTGCTGGTGGAAATACAAAAATAACTTTTACCAATAGAACCTACACAATGCCTACTTTGGATGGTAGCGGTGCAAAAGTGAAAGCTTACATAAGTTTTGGTGAGCAAGGATACGCTCAGTACGGTGGATTTTATGAGGTCTTATCTGGCGGTGGCTTAGACCCAACAAGTACATATTTTTATGTAAAAATTCCTAAGTTGCCTACAAGAGCAGGAAGTTTTTATTCCAAAGTTACAGTAACTGCAAAAGTTGATACGTACCAGTATGTTAGAGACATTATTGATGAATTATTTACAGATTTTATTGACACAGAGTTTGCAAATGAATTAATTGCTCCGGGTGTTAGAGATGCAAACACTATTACTTACAGAAAAGTTGAAAACTCGATCGCAACAATAACTACTCTAAATGATCATGGGCTTATAGCTGGTCAAAGAGTAGAGATTGTTAACTTAAGTGCTCCTGCTACTGACTTAAATGGTACTTTTGAGATATTAGATGTACCATCTTCTAATACGTTTACCTTTGATTTGACTGGAATTATAAGTACTTTAGCTGTAAACAGTACTGCATTAACAAGTACTTATTATCCTGTAAAAAGTAGAAGAGTTACGGAAACTAACAAACGAGCGGTAACTAAAGTTAGAAGAGCGTCTAATCTTGCAACAATAACTACAAAATATCCACACGGGTTTTCTGTTGGTAATTTAGTTTTAATGAAAATTGAAGATAAATATAAAGAGTTTAATGCCGGTGGAACGGCCGTCACTATTACTGCTGTTCCCACTGATAAGACTTTTAGTTACTCAAACACTGGATCCGCTCTTGGTGGTGCATCAGGAGTTACTGTAAAAAATTCATATGCTGAGTTTTCTGTATCTAGAAAAGTTTTAGAGATTAGTGTTTATGACGGATACAACTTAAACTTTTTGGAAGAAGACTATGTTTACGTAGAAGGTGTAGATGACCCTTCTTGGGGAGCTCCAATGTATGACGGTTACAAATATGTAACTGCTATGGACCCAAACTCTCCTAAAACCTGGTTCCAGTTTGACCCTGAATTTGATATGACTGTAGAGCCGTCAAGCATAGCTCAATTAAAAACTAGAAAATATGATAAAGCCAGCAACCTTATTACAATAATTACCACTGCACCTCACGGGTTTATGGTCGGTGACACCATAGTTTTAAATATGGCAAAAGCAGATACTTTTTATGATGGAACTAGGGTTCTTAAAACTGTAACAAATGCTACTACTTTTTCATATCAGCCAACTAGCGCGGGTGCTAAAGATGTAAAAGAGCAGGCTGCAGCTGGAACTGCAAAACGTGTTAAAACTCAGCTGGCCCCGATCGCAAATACTTCCTACATTATCGATAGAAAACAGCGAGTTGGGTCTACTGCAACAATAAGGACAACAGCTGCCCACGGGTTTGTGGTTGGGGACACAGTGATTGTCAACTCGGATGATTCATCGTTTAATAATTCAGATTCTCCAGTATTAGTGTTAAGTGTTCCTAGCATTACTACATTTACTTACACAAGTGTTGGAACGGCTGTGCCTTCTCTTACTGTAGCTACTGGTACAGCTTTTGCTGTATATACAAATTTTGGGGTTGTCAGATACCCGACTCACTACTCATCTGCCGGTGTGAATAGGACTATATATTTTGATGGTGATGAGCACGGATTTGTAGCTAATCAGTTTATTACTGTATTCATTAAAGGTTTAGCTAACTACAATAATGCTGGAATTCCTGTTCAAATTACATCAGTTACGGCAGACACTATAACTTACACTTTTACAGGTGCTACATCTATAACTGTTGGAAAAACTGCTGCTCCTTCTGGAAGCACTGTTCTTAAAGCTGCATCTGTATCTAAAATACCTACTGCATTTTCAAGGACATATGGTGAATTCCCAAACAACGCTGGTATTGGTGGAATAACTTATAACAACAACAACTACAGTCAAAAACAGATTATTAATGCTCCTTTGATTGGTAGTGCCTTAACAAATGTTGGAGATCTTCTAAAAAAGTACTCAAACAGCGTGGATGGTTTTGATTACAGAATTGATTGCTCTGTTGAAAATGTTGCCGGTATAAATGTATTTAAACGTCAATTTATTTTAATTCCAAGGACGCCAACTACTCTAACTACCTATCTTTTGGCTAACCCTTTGGCTCCTGGAGCTTACGCTCCTGTGAGCGCTTTTGGTGCCGACAAACTAGTATTTGAATATCCTGGAAACATCAACGATGTTACTCTACAAGAAAACGCAGAAAATGGTGTGACTCGTATGTTTGTAGTTGGAGATGGTAAGGGATCTGGAGGTGGAGACGCTGGAGCTAGATATGCAGCGGCTTCAGCCAACGAACTGCTAGCGGACGGGTGGCCTTTATTAGAAAGCAGTGAAAAAGTTACTTGGCCTTTAGTTGGGTATAACCAAATTAATCTTGATAACTGGGGTAATTTTGATGTTGAAGGAGATTTGCAGAGATCGGCTGAGAGATTTTTGGCAGAGTCGAGGCCTCCTATGGGAGAATATTCTATTGAAGTAAACGGTACTGTTGATCCGGCTGTAGGAACATATAACCCAGGTGATTGGTGTCAAATTATTATTCGCGATGAATTTATTCAAAAACGTTTAAATAGTAGCTTAGAGCCTAGAAGTAACACTATTTTAAGAAAGATAGAATCTATTAAGGTTGCAGTTACAGAAGGAACTGAATCTAACGAAAAAGTAACTCTTAACCTAGTGCCAGAATGGGATATCGATAAACGTGGGTAGTAATAGACTTTCTAGAAATCGTAGTATTGGTTCTTATCTAAATTACTTAGATGAAAAATCTCGTTACTCGGAGTACAGAACCGAGTACTCGAACTCAATTGCTGCTAATGCCGTCAGTGAATCTGCTCTAGCTGAAGAACTAGAGATTATTCAAAAAGCCATACAAAGTGGTAATTACATTGCTGGAGAAGCTGGTTGGAGAATCAGTGGTAACGGTGATGCTGAGTTTGGAAGCGTAGTTGTTCGTGGTGATATAACTGCCTATGCCGGTGCAATTGGTTATTGGAATATCTCTAGCCCAGCAGTTACTCGTGTGATCGGATCTACCACGCTTCTTGGAACATTTCTTGAAAGCTCTGGATTTGGTGATAACGATGAAGACGTTACTTCAGGTAGTTATGTTGCACTATTTAAATCTTATTCTCCAGACCCGTACGACGTTACTAGAAAAAGTCGTACAAGTAACGTTGCTACTCTAACAATTGAAGGTCATGACATTCTTGTTGGGGACTACATAATTGTTGGTCTTGAAGATGACACTACATTTAACTCAAACGGTGAAAAAGTACAGGTAACTGATGTAGATTATAGAACTATTAGCTACAGCAACACCGGCACTGATGTAGCTGATTCGGAGTCTCAGGGCTATGTAACTTTTTACAATAAAGATGTCGCTGGTCTTTATTTGCGTGATTACTCAAAATCTGAATTTGACTATGGGTACTTCTCAAATACTGGTGTTGCTTACGTTTCAGCTGAAGATGTAAACTTACTAGAAAATCCAAGTTTTGAGTACATAAACTCCGGAGGATCTAGAATAGCCAGCACGTCTTCTTGGACAGCTGGTGCTGGAATAACTTTTGCTACTGAGCAATTTAATGATGGTGGAGTTGGTCCTCAATACCAATACGATAGCAACTACGGTGGTAGGGCTATTTGGTCTAGCGCGTTATCTACATATCTTTCTGGAAAATTAGACTACACAGTTGGCGATCAGTACAATCTTTATGATTTTGGTAGAGTTTTATACTTAGGTCTTACAGTATTTCCTAGGTACACATCAACCAGATCGGTCCCTACGTCTGTTTCAAGATACGCCGGCCCTGGTGGAGCTTTATATTGGCAAATTGACACTTCTGGTGCCCACGGGTTGTCTGGTGGAGACACCGTTCTTTTAGATTTTGACGGTGTCCAGTTTGACTCTCTTCTTGGAGAGTATTTAGGACGCATAACTAGAAAAAATGTTACTGGTGGTTATACAAGAACACAGACGGTCTTGTCTTCTCCTGCTCCAAGTTCTACTACTTTTTACATAGATTCTGGGTACACCACTACGGATACTCTTGAAGACAATGTAACTCTTGTTGCAGTCGATGAAATACGTAATCCAAATACAACTGTGGATCTTGGAGATGATGGTTACGGAACTCGGTCTGCCTATATTTATACAGTTACAAACGCTGCATTTAATCTTTCTGATATTAGACTACGTTTTGGCAACGGGTCTACTGTAAATCTTTATGATGTTTTATCTGTAGAAACTAAAGCTCTTTGGGACGCCGGAACCGGTAAATATTTAATTTCTGACCCTATACTTTACTCACTTGGGTACCATGATGCGGCTATTGGCATTCCGTATATGGAAAAATCTAATTCAATAATTATTGATGCAAATAAACTTGCAATTAAATATAAGACTCTTGACAGCACTAACTATGCAAGCAAAGCAGATATCTACATAGATATCCCTGGTTGGATGTATACCCACAATGGAGCGGGTTATGTTAGCGGATCTCCAACAAAGATTACTAGTTTTTCATATTTAATAGATAACTTATACGTATCCACAACTAATAAAAGCTTTTTTGGAGGCAGCCTTCCAAATATTAGATGGTACTCTACAACCGATCTAGTTCCAAGTTACGACCCCGCTCAGGCCTCTATTGAAGGCACCAAACAGTGGATAAACGTAGACCTTGACACTCAAACTGCATCTTTAGACTACTTTAATTACGTTGGATTTAAGCAGTCTAATTTCAGCAGATCTATGCTTGTTTCTCCTAATGTAACTACATCTGATTCTTTAGCATCAAAGGTAGTTCTCCCTACTGACTATGAAACCTTGACAGTTACTAGCGGTACATATAGATACATAAATAATGGTGGAGATTATGTAGATCTCGTATCGTCTTTAAAAACTATTACTGGTGATAGGGATTCTGGTTTTGAGCTAATTGCTAATAAAAAATATCACTCCGGTTTAACTGATTATGTTTTTGCTGAAGAATATGCCCTTATTGCTGGATACTGGGACGAGTCTTCTAGTCAATCTGTTGTTCAAATAAAATCTAAAAAGTTTGTAGTTTCTGGTGGTGGATATACAGACGTAAATACCGATAGATTGACAGTAACTTCTGCTGGCGTTGTAGTTGCTGGAACTTTGACTGTTAACGGAAACACGATTATTAATGGAACTACAACTACTGTAAATTCCACAACCATTACTGTTGATGATAAAAATATTGAACTTGCAAGTACAGCATCCCCATCAGATGCTTTGGCCGATGGCGCAGGTATTACTGTAAAGGGAACCGCTCCGGATAAAACTTGGAATTGGTACAATGCTACTGATGCTTGGACTTCAAACCAGGACATAGACATTGTCTCTCCTGGAACTTCGTACGACATTGCTGGAACTTCTGTTTTAACTGCAACTACCCTAGGATCTAGCGTAGTTAACTCGTCTCTTACTAAGGTTGGAGCT